GTTGATAGTTTAAGAGACCATTTCTTTGGAGTTGTAAGTGGTGATGTTGCTATTGCTGATGGTGGTGCAGCTACTATTCAAGCTAATGCAGTTGAAGGTTCAATGTTAAATAATAACGTTGTTTCTGGACAAGCAGAGCATACTGGAGTAATTGATGATACCGATGAGTTCTTGATCTCAGATGCAGGAACAATTAAGAGAACTGACTTTAGTGTGCTAAGAGATGCAGTTTTTGCTGACGTTAGTGGAGATGCTACAGTAGCAGCAGGTGGTGCATTAACAATTGCAGCAGGTGCAGTTGAAAACTCAATGTTAGCAAACGATCATATCACAGTTGCAGGTGATAGTGGAAGTCAAGACATTCACTTAAATGATACTTTAACAATTAGCGGAACTGCAAACGAAGTAGAAACATCAGTTTCTGGAGATACAATTACAATTGGATTACCTAACGATGTTACTGTAGGAAATAATTTAACAGTTTCAGGAGCGACAGCATTAAATGGAAACGTTACTCTTAACAACGTTAACTTGTTTGTTGAAGATGGCAGCGACAATGTTAAATTCCAGGTTGATAACTCAGGAAACGTAACAATTGCAGGTACACTTGAGGTGACAAATAGTATTACTAGTAACGGTACTGAATTGACAATTGTTGATACTTTAATTAAGATCGGATCAAATGCAGATGCAGATTCAAACAATAGAGATATTGGAATGTATGCACCACTTTCAGGTAACAATGAAAACTTAGGTTTAATTTGGGACGAAAATGAAAGTATATTTAAGCTATACGAGAGTTTAAATGCACCGTCTGGTGAACGATTTGACTTTACTACTGGCGTGGCATCAAAACTCGAACTAGGTAGCATTGAGTTAGTAAAAACAACATCTACGTCAAATCAAGATACGTCGTCAGGTAACTTTACATCAAATGTAGCTTCAATTTCACACACCCTCACGTTTGATGGTGCGTTGGCAAATGATGCTGCAGAGTCAATAACTGTGTCAAGTGACAAAGTTTTAGCAACTAGTGTCGTTATGGGAAGTGCAAGCTTAAACGCAGATCTTCGAATCCATACAGTCACAGCAGGATCTTTCATTTGCGAAATTACAAACAAATCAGGAAGCGATTTTGCAAACGATAGCACTATTGTTTTAAACTTTGTAGTAATGTAACAAATAACACTATAACTTGACCTTGTCAAAGAGGTCAAGATTATTTAGATTTAAACCCGATTTTATATCGGGTTTTTTTATGTTGTAAATAATGAATATACATATATAAATGAATAATTAATAAAAACAGAAGCAAGAAAGGCATATTAAAATGGGAGCATTTAAACCGAGTGACGACGAGACACATGATTTAGGGACAACAAGCGAAAGATGGCAGAACGTTCATGCGGACAAAATAGTCATTACAGGTGCAGCAAATGATGCATCAGCATTAACTTCTACAATAGGAGGCACTCTTTCAGTAAATAATTTAACTGTTACAGGAACAACATCAGGAATATCTTCAAATTTAAATGTAACAGACCCAGGGAATGTTGATGCATATGATGTAGCTGCAGATGACTTTGTCATTTTCCATGCAGGAAATATTAACTTGCCCGCTGCTTCAGATCATGAAGGAAGAGAATTAGTCATCATTAATAAAAATACAGAATTAGGTAGCGACATTACAATATACCCGAACTCTGATAATGATCTTTATGCGATTGGAGATGGAATTGCTGCTGCTGATGGATATCCATTATCAGTTAAAAGACTCTTAAGACTGGTAAGTTCTGGGACTGCATGGTATGCAATATTTGGTTAGTTTTTGATTTTTTATTAAAGTTATAAATTGACCTTATTTTTGTTATACTATAAATGAAAGTGAGGTCATATTATGACTGGTTTTTTAAAAGAGCACGTCTCTTATTCAGAAGTTCGTCAATGGAAAGAATGTCCTTGGCGACATAAATTATTATATATAGACAAATTATCTACATTTGAAGAGAGTCCTCATTTGCATTACGGAACCATTGTCCACGATGCATGTGAGCATTTTCTTAAGACAAAAGAATTAAAAATAGAAGAGGCAAAGCAAAAGATAACTAATGCATGGAATGAACATGGCTTTGATTCAGAAGACTTTATTGTGTTGCAGACAAATCGTGCTGAACTGCAAGGCTGGAAATATAAACATAATAAACTTAAAGACTGGCTTCAATGGGCCGAAACTAGCTTACTATCTCTACCTCCGTTTTTAGACGAAAATTTTCCTAACTGGGAGTTAGTATCAGCAGAAGAGCCGTTATATGAACAGATTCAGAACAAAGAAACAAAGTTTAAGGGCTATATTGATTGTATTATTAAAATACCTTATAAAGATGACTACAAATATTGGGTTTTAGATTGGAAAACTTCATCTGGCAGAGGATGGTCATTAGACAAACAAAGAGATTTTAAGGTTCAGGCGCAGGTAATTTTATATAAAGATTACTGGGGCAGAAAAAACAATATAAAACTATCAAATATTCAGTGTGGTTTTGTCTTACTTAAAAAAGTAAAAACTATTGGAAAGTCATGTCAGTTGATAAAAGTCAGCAGCGGACCAAAAAACCTTGAAAGAAGTCAAAAAATGGTAAGCAGCATGATTTCAACAGTTACAAAGAAAATGTTTTTAAAGAACAGAGAGTCCTGCATGTTTTGTGAGTTTAAAGGAACCGAGTTCTGTAAGTAATTTATTATATTGTATGCAAAGATAAAAACTGCATATAATATTGTTATTCTTAGATAATAGAATTTACAAACTTTTAGTATCTATAATAATAGATATTGATTATTTAGGTGATGTTTAGATGTTATATTATATAATTGGAATTTTGTTGTTTTTTCTAATCGTTACTGCATATTATTGCTTTAAATTCGCAATGATTGTCTTAAAAATACAAGACGTATTAGAAGAAAGTTTAGATTTATTAGACCAAAAATACAACAACATATCAAAAGTATTAGAAATTCCAATCTTCTATGACAGTTCAGAAGTTAAAAGAGTAGTTAGAGAAATAGAAGATACAAAAAATATAGTACTTTACATTGCCAGTAATCTTACCGAAAGTGTCCAAGAAAAGGCAATAGTTGAAGATGAAGAATATATTCATACTGAAGAAGACGAATGAAAAAGTAGATGACAAAAAGAAAAACAAAAAAACTAAAAATTATTATTTTGGAAACGATGTACAGGAAAAAATAGTAGAGTATCAAAAAGAAACATCAAACTTCAAGAAAGAAAGATGTTATGAAAGGCATATTCATCCTGCATTTACCAACTTAGTAAATAGTTTAGTTGCTGTCTATAATTTTAAGTCTTCTAATGAAGAAATAGAACATCTTAAAAGTGATTGTATTGTTTTCTTATTTGAAAATCTTCACAAATGGAATCCTGAAAAAGGTACGAAAGCGTTTTCTTATTTTAATGTTGTTGCAAAAAACTGGCTTACAATACAAAGTCGACGCTTACTAAAACACGCAAAGAGAAGTGCTTATATTGATGATGAAGATGGTTTAACACAACAAGAAAAATCAGAAATCTTTGACAGAACCTATGAAGATACAAGTGACGAAGAAGAAATGTATCGTCTTAGATTTGAAAAATTGTTCGAGTTAATGTCGTTTATCGAAGACCATCTTAAAGATGACAAGGATATACGCTGTTGTATGGCAATTAAAAAACTATATAGCTCTATAGATGACATTGAGTTTTTTAACAAGAGAGCCATTTTTGTATACCTCAGGGAAATTTCTGGCTTAAATAGCACAGAACTTAGTATGTCTCTATCTTCAATAAGAAAGATATATAGAAAAAACGTAGGCGAAAACAAAAAGTTTGACTTTACTGAACTGATGTAAGGAAGATACAATGTCAGAATTAAAAGATGTAGATAAAATGTTAGCAAAAGTTGAAACAAACGAAAAAAAAGAAAAAGCTATACAAAATTTTGCTGACATTTTGGATGGTATTGACTCTTTAGAAAATAAAAAGAAAATGCTCTGGAAAGAAATCTATGAGAATTCTTTAGAAGATAGAGAAAAAGCTAAGATGCTTTTCAATGATGCATATCTATCAATGACTAGTGATATAAATACACACATGAATGTTGGTGCAATTATGTCAAAATACCTTGAAAGAATGTGTAGATCTAACGATCAGATATTAAAATTAGCAGAGTTGATTGCCAAAGAAGAAGAAAAATCAGAAACGCTCAGCGATGATGATATTTTTGGAAGAATAAACGGTTAAAAATGTTCAAAAAAGCAAAAGTTTTATATTATGTTACAGAAAAAAGCTTTTTAGACTTACAAAAAATAAGCGAAGTAGTTTCAGGATTTTGCAAATTTCCAGAAAAAGTTCGCTTAGATGAATACTCAAGTATTTTGTCACCAGAAAATTTTTTTGAGAATCTTATTCCGGGAACAATCTTGGCAGAAAGTATTCAAGAAAGAATTCCGGGTGAAGCTCCTGAAGTTTTTTTATGTTATCCTTTTCATACACTACACTTTTCAACTCCACTTAAACCAGGAGAGGTTGTCTGGTTTTTTGAAGACGAAGACAGCAAGAAAGAAAAGTCAAATGATGTATTACATCTTATTGTTAATAAATATTGGGTCTCTAGAGTATGTGGGTCGTTAATAAGTGAAGACGTAAACTATTCTGATTATGAAAGAAACTTTTTAATACTCAATGGCGAAACTGACAAGTCCAAAGAAACATATTCAGGCCAAACACTTCCTGAAAAGGGTGAAGATAGTATTAGGAAAAACTTTTTAAATAATACTTTTTTTAATCCATCTTATGAAAAATCTTCATTTTTTGACGCTTTGAATCCTGACATTTCGAATACTTCTAAGATATATGATGAGTTTAGATATAGACATTTTTATCCAAGAGCTATTCCTAGATATTTTTCAAAACCTCATGAACTAACTTTTCAAGGATCTAATAATACTTTAATTAATCTTACTAGTAGGAATGAAAGTAAAGGCACAATAGACTTAATAGCAGGCAGACTTTCATTAGAAACATATTTGTCAGAAGACCTAGAAGATTCAGAAGTATTAAGTCTTTCTTCACTACAAAGCGTAAACCACACAGACATATCAGAAGACCTTCTCATAAATCAGTCGTTTCACAAGATAAAAAATACGTCAGGAGACTATGAAACATTTAAAGGATTAAAAACATATCTAGGACAAAACGTTAACATAGACTTAGGAAAAGAATCAAATAACTTGTATGAATATGATGCATCAATAGTTTCGATATCTGAAAATAACGATTCTATAATGTCTTCATTTAATATCTTGTGTGACAATACCTTTAAAGTGTACACTTCAAATTCTTCTTTTAAGACGGATAATATCCAAAAAGATTTTGACATACAAAACATTTTAGACTTTAATTTAGAGTCTAATAGTAACTTTGATATATTAGACACAGATGTATCTACTAAGCCAAGTATTTTATTTAAATCAAATGACTTAACCTTTGTTGCTAGACAAAAGCTAGTTAACGAAACTGACGAGATTGAGTCTGGAAGCATTTCTTTAATAAAAGAAGACGAAGAATTCCTTAAAGAATCTTTCATTAAAATTAACCATAACGGAGAAATAGGCTTAGACGGAAATGTCATTTATATTGGAAACTTTTTAAAAGAAATAGTAAGAAAAAATTTACTAACAGAGGAAGAAGTCCTTTTTTCTTCTGAAGAAAATGCCGTTGATGTTCTTGACAAAGAAATTTTAGATTCGCTTTGTGGCACTGGTGAAGGTGTTGTATTCGGGTATGATCCCAAATATTCAGAGCCTTTAGTATTAGGTAATTCTCTGAACGTAATCCTTAAAGACATGATTGAATTAAACATTAAACTTATTGATGAAATAGACAAGCTTTCAAAGTCTTTACAAACACATATACATGTAGGAATACCTGCGTCAGGTGTCTCTGGGCCGATGCAAGACCCGAGTGCACTTATTACCTATTCTACAGAATCTAAAAGTACAATGAATTCTGATTTGGAAAGTATAAGGAATAATCTAAAGTTTATTTTAAGTAGATTTTCTAAAACTTCATAAAATGATATTTATAGATGTATTATTTATTAGAAAGTAAAAACAATGTCAAACCTTGGAAGAACAATTAGCCAGACAAGACAGTTTGGCAAATTAAAAGAAAAAACTCTTAAAAGTGTTAAAAAGCCAATTGGCTTTAAGACACCCTTAAGTCTAGGAGAAAACAACCAAGAAACATTGTTCAAAATGAATTTTGATGCGATTGATCAAATTAAAGATAATTTAAAAAATTTGATACTTACTCAAAAAGGCGAGAGGTTAGGGTTTCCTGACTTTGGAACTAGTCTTTCAATTGTTTACTCAAATACACAACTTACAAAAGATCAAATAGAAGATATACTAATGCAAGAGATATCTTCAACAGTTGAAAAATATATGCCTTCTATTATGTTAGAAGGTTTCTATAGCAACAAAGTAAGCGATGATAAATTAGACCAAAATAATAATGGCAATGAATTTGTACAGTCACAGTCACAATTAACAGTAGATAATGTTTTTTCAAGCAAAAAATTAAATGACTTAAATAAAACAAACGAATCTATCTATGAAATAAATATAAAATATGACGTACCTTTGCTTAAAGCAAAAAATGAGTTATTAACAATCTATATAAAGGCAGCAAGATAATATATGTCATCCAACAAGCTTCAAAAATATTTAGAAAACAAGAACAAAAATAGAACGTTTAGCAATAAAACTTTTAATGACTTTAGAAAAGACTTGCTTTCATATGCAAATGAGTTCTATTCAGAACATATTGTAGACTTTTCTGAAACTTCAATTGGCGGAATGTTTCTAGACTTTGCTTCTATTGTAGGTGACTCTTTAGTCTATTATGCAGAGCAGCAGTTTAATGAATTAGATTATACAACTGCAACAGACCCGGATATCATTACGAAGCATTTGCAAAAAGCAAACATTAAGGCACCAAAAGCTTCGCCAGCTTCAGCTGAAGTTACTTTTTCTATTCAGATACCTATTGATAATAATTTATCTTCTAATAAAGAGCTAATACCACAACAAAGTTTAGTGCCAATAGTTAAAAAAGGCACAATTTTATCTTCTAACACAGGTATAGAATTTATGCTTATAGAAGATATAGACTTTAGTAAAAATTCAAAAATATCTGTAGGCGAAGAAGATGACAACGGAAACATTGTTAACTTATTAGTAACCAAAAAAGGAATTTGCTCGAGTGCAAAAACAGGCGAAGAAACTATTAATTTTTCTAACGATTCAGGAAAGTTTCTTTCTTTTACACTTGAAAACGAAGAAATAACAAAAATAATCTCAGTTAGAGATGACTTGTTAAACGAATATCATGAAGTTGAATATTTAAGTCAAGATGTTGTATATAAAAAAGTTAAAGGATCTGAAGACGAAGGTTATCTTTCCATTGCGCCGGCAGCATACAGATATATAATAGAAGAAGATTATGCAAATTCTAAAACAATATTAAGATTTGGTAACGGTGATAACTTTAACGTTAAAGATGACGCTTTTTCTAATCCGGAAGACTTAATGCTACCTATACTAGGCAAAGATGTTATAGGAAGAATAGATATGGCCCCTGGAGATCTTCTTAAGTCAAATACTCTAGGAATATCTCCTAAAGGAAGGTCAGTAACAGTTACATATAAATATGGTGGAGGAATTGATCATAATGTACCGTCAAATAGCATTAACAAAATAGACACGCTATTAATTTCGTATCCTAAAAATGAAAGTGAAGTCAATACACAAACAATAACAAATTCACTGTTTGTCGATAACGAATTTAAAGCGTCTGGGGGAGATGTTCCTCCTACATTTGAAGAATTATTGTCAATGGTTCCTATGTCTTTAAAGAGCCAGTCTAGAATTATTAATAGAGAAGATTTATTATCTAGGCTTATGACAATGCCTACAGACTTTGGAAAAATAAACAAAGTGGCAGCATTAGACAATATGTATTTTGCACAGCAAAAAGATCTGTTTGTCGTCTGCAAAGACCAGGAAGGCTTTTATAGTAATGCAACAGATGCATTAAAAATAAACATTTCAAAGTACTTAAATGAGTATAGAGCGTTAGGAGATAGATATAATATTCTTGATGCACCAATTTTTAATTTTGGAATTAAAATTAAAATAAGAGTGAAGACTGATCATGTTCCTGACAATGTCGTATTTCAGGTTACAAATGACTTAATTACACTTATGAGATTTGATTTGTTAGACATCGGGATGCCTATTGACATTGACAAAATATATAAAATAATTGAAGTTAATTTCGGCGTTGCATCAATTATAACACCAAAAATCAATGCAATATTATCAAAATCAAATACACAAACAACTTTTAGCGAAAGTGCTTCTATATTATCTTATCAAGATACAACTTTTTCTCCTGTCAATCAACATAAAAATGGTTTGATTTTACCGCCACGTGGAGGAATATTTGAGTTAAGGTACCCAATAAACGATATAGAAATAATCGTCGCGGATTAATAAGGAAAAAGTAAGATGATAATCAAATTCTTGTCAGACAAAGATACTTTTGTTACAAATATGAATACCGACTATAACGAAGGTATTAAATCAAACTTTGGTAAAGCATCTACTCTAGATCTTTTTAAACTATATAATGAAAATAAAAACTCATACTCATGGGCAAAATTCGAATTTACAGGCGAATTAGTTGCTGATGATGATAGTCTTACTTTAGAAGATGCTTCTGGAAATATTGCAACTTTTATTATCAAATCAGACGTCAATACGAACGATGGTACTATAGACCCTGAAGGGCATATAATCGTTGGAACTCTAGGATTATCGCAAGAAACATATGCGGAACAATTTGCTATCGTAGTTAATAGTATAAATACAAACAACACAAATAACAAAACTTTAAATATCACGGCATACGCAGCAGATGGACAGTTAGTTTTAATTCAAAATATTAAAGGTAAACTAGGTGATACAGAATTTACATTGCCTGTCAACATGACACACGTAATAAACGCAAATATTAATAAATTCTGTAGAAGAGATTATAGTTGTATATTAATAAAATTTAATATTGACGATTTATTAGAAAAATGGGCACTTAACAATGATGTAGAAGCATTTAATAATGTATATAGCGAAGTAATATTAAAGGATGTTTCTACAGGAATACAAAAGCCTAAAGATTATACTTTAGAGTTATATAAAATTAAAGATAGCTTTATTGAAGGAATAGGCAAAGACATAAAAAACTTTTCAGACTCATATGTTACAAACTTTGTTGATTTAAATGAAAATACAACATGGTCTATCCCAGGTATATTAACATCAAGAGAAATAGGTGATTCCTTAATTGATAGCGTTACAGTATCTGAGGGTGATGAAGACATTAAATTTAATATAAGCAGCATAATAAATGACTATATAAACGGTGCTGACAGAGACAATTTTGGGTTTCTTATAAAGTTTAGCGACGCTAATCTTTTTGATAGCAAGACTTACTTTGCGAAAAGAGTCGGAAGTAGACATTTGGTAAACAAAAAGTTTGTTCCATGCCTTGATGTTCTAATAGATGATTCATCATATATTACTAATACTTTATATAACAAGCAAGTGCTAGCAAAGACTTCAGGGTCACATTATTTTTATGTTGATGATGTTATATTGCCTGCAAACTATGACAAGCTAAACTTAGAGCTGTCTACACAAATCAACTCTGAAAAAGTTATTTTGCATTTGGAAAGCCTAACGCAAGCTGATATTACTAATGCTAAAGTAAAAAGCTTTCAAGGTGAAGAAGTTGCTGACAGATTATCAATTTCTATTGATTATATGGATTTTATTACTACAGAAGTTTTAAACTATATAAGCACGTCTTCGAGTAAAAAAATAAAAATAAATCAAAAAATATTTTTAAGCGGTCCTGAAGCAGGTGATCCTCTAGAAGCGCCGCCGGAGTTCTTGTTAGGAAATGACTACTTTTACTTAGACTTTGATTCACAGAGTAACCTAGAAGAAAACTTTAATAAAAACTTATATGTTACTACAAAGTTTGACAAAGAGTTAAACGGAAATAATTCTGCATATATAATTTCAACACATTTTATTAATACAAAAAGAAATTATACAGTTTCCAAGATTCCTTTAGATCTTGTAAGCGAGAATTTAAGTGACGTATATTATCAGATATATGATGTTGATACAGGAGAAATCCTATATGACTTCAAAGATACTGATCTGTTGAAGCATGCAACTAAGATGAAATTTGATGGTGTATGTTATAAAGCAAATGTATTTATAAGCGAATTATATAAAAATAAGAGAATAAATTTTAAATTTAAATTTACAGATAGTTTTAACAATACGTCTTCTTTTATTGAAAATAAAAACATGAGCTTTAAGGTACTATAATGAAAAATCTGGACTCTTATTTTAAAAATATTAAGAAAAATAATTTTACTACAGTAGCGCAAGAAGAAAAAAGTAAAATTAACATTACAGAAAACGACAATTATAGAGATATAAGCACAAGCGCGTTTAAAGATATTAAAAATATTTCTGATAAAACTACAGCGAATGAAATACTTTCTTCTTCACAATTCAAAAATATAGACTACTCTGACTTTTCAAATCATGTCTTTTTCGATTCAGCAGTACACAAGGTATCGTACTCTTTTGAGAGTATTATAAACTATCCGTATGACAAAAAAGAAAACGAAGTGTATGAATATTTTAATGACTTAGATGGTTATACAGAATATGTCTTGGAAAACATTTATCCTAAACATACAGGTGGTATAAAGTTTTCTGGTTCAGAAAAAGTTCTTATAAAAGATAAAAAAGGATATTTGCTTAACGATTTTAATAACAATAAATTAAACGAAGGTTATTTGTCACCACAAACAGAAAACTATTCTTTTCGATTTTGGTTAAATATTGCTAATGTCAATATTAATACAGATAATCAGGTTATTTTTAAAAAAATAAAAAATGACCAAACAAAAGAAGGATTCGTCTGTTTTATAAGTAAAAGCGGAATACAATGGAATTTAAATTACCTTATTGTTCTTGGGAATAATTACTTTTTAGAGACACATACGTTAGACAGCGATGTTATAAATAATAATTTTCATGTAACAATTAACTGTAGCGTTAATGATATAAAAAAAATCAAGACAACTTTTTTGATTAACGGAAATTTAACTGATAGCACTACAATTAGTTCATTAGACTTCGAGTTATTTTCAAATGATTTTCAAAAAAAAGACGTAGAATTTATTATTGGTAATAGCGAACAATTTGAATATAATAACATACAATACAATAACTTTTCTGGAGCACTTGATGAGTTTATTTATCTTGATAGACTTAGTCAAGGAAAAGTAGTCAAATTGCAAAAAGATGACAATATTTTTACAAACGACTTTGTAAAATTGTATTTAAAATTTAACGAGCCTGGTGGCGATTACACAAACTCTAACCTAGTAATAGACAGTTCAGGAAACAAATATCACGGCTTAATTCTAGACAATGAAAACAACACAATAACAGATACTAGTAACTTAAAATCATTTAGTTCTATGTTGTCTAAAGAGATACAAAAATACTCGCCAGTAATCATAGGAAGCTTTCAAGAAATTGTAAATAGACGATCAGGTTTACTGACAGAAGCGAGAAAATATGACATAAATAATGCAAATATTATTTTTAAACTGATTCCAAAACATTATTTTATAACTTCCGGAAATTTTGAAAATAAACCGGACTACATTTCACAAGACTTGCCTGAAGCAAATGTTGTTACTATTGGTAGTCAGGATAGCAATTTAGGATTTGAAGCAAATAACAAGAATAACAACTTGTCAAACATATGTCTTATATGGGCTAGATTTTTTGATCAGTTAAAACTGCACGTAGATGCTATTTCAAATTTGCAAAAATGTGATTATGATGACATAAATAACGAGAAATATGTTAATGCACAAATTCAGCATTTATGTAAACTATACAATGTAGACTTTGTACCAATATTTCAGAACATTTCGAAGGAAAAAGTTAAAAGTAGAAATTTAGAAAACGATGATGTAATATCTGAACATGACTTTGTTAAAGTTCAAAACCTTGTTTGGAAAAAAATATTAGTTAACTCTCAAGATATTATAAGGTCTAAAGGAACAAGACACAGTATTAACTCACTTATCAAGTCTATTGGCGTTGATATCAATAAATTTATTTCTTTTAATGAAAAATCATTTAATAACATGTTAGACTTGTCTCGCTTGAAAAGCAAAAAAGAAGAAATAGACATTTATAATATGAACTTTTTTGACAAAACAAGCCAAAGTTTACAAACACAATTTTCAGAGACAGGAATTCCTATAAACAAACCTTTTTTTGAAATAGAGAACATAAAGTACAAAGATAACGATATTTTAAAATCCGGTCTTTCAAAAGATTGGTCGATTGAGTCTATATTTGAATTTAACAACTTAATAAAAAACGACAAGTATATAAAAAGTATTGTTAAAAACAAAAAAGATCACCTAGACTTTAATTTGCAACAAAGCATATTCCGGCTTGACGTCAAGAATAACTGTTTTTTAAACTTATACGCAAAATTTAAAAATTCAGATTCAGACTTTTGCGATTTAGTTTTAGATATAGATCCTATTAATGTTAATCCTTTATACAGAAAAAACATAGTTTTAGAAAATGTTAACATATTTGATGTTGCTAATTATGTATGTGTGAGTTATGAATATGACACAAACTCTGATGACGAGTTTGATATTTTACAAATAGATTTGCATTTTGATAAATACAATACGTACGACACTACAGCATTTTACAAAAACGTGTCAGAACAAATAAAGATTAGAAAAAACATTTACTCTTTAGATGCGCTATCTTTTTACAACAATGAAATTTCGTTAAGAGTCGGTGAATATTCTTATGATATAGATGATGTTGACATTAACAGGATTAACAACGTTTTTGAAAATTTAACACCTACGGCTTTCGAAGGAGAAATTTCATCTGTAGCAGTATGGAGAAAAAAGCTTTCTTTTGAAGAAGTTAAAAATCATATACAAGATATATTGTCTATTAAAGATGAAAACTTAAACTTTAAAGGGACAGACAATAATTGCATTGTTAAAGTTATAAACGAAAAAATACAAATAAGAAACAACAATATTTACAATATTTCTACTAGCAATATATACGATATTTACACGTACAACAGTTTAAACAACATTCGTCTTTATTGCAATGAAAATTCGAATTTTGAAAATAGTTTTAGAAAAATAAAAATTAACAGATCATATAAAGATGTAAATGCAGTTAATAATATAGATAACAACCTAATTACTATAGGTAGTTTTAGCAAAGAAGAAAACAGAAGGCATTATGATAACAAAAACGAAAACCCTTCAGACAAACTATTGAATACACATTTCAAAAACGAAATAGATTTGTTTAGCTTTGACTTTGTTAGCTCTAAAATGATTAATAATCAAATAAATAAGATTTTATTAAATTTAGATGAATTTAATAATAATTTTTTGACTGAACAAAATAGAACCGACTACGATTATCAGAAGCTTAGAAGAATAAGAGATGAGTATTTTTCTAACTTTGATGAGAAGAAATTATTTGACTATGATTCTTTGTATTTAATTTTTAAATATTTTGATAATATATTGAATGAAATGTTGACTGAAATGATACCTAGCAAGCTTTCCTTTAAAGGCTTTAATTTTGTATATGAGTCTCATATCCTGGAAAGATTTAATTATAACTATAAAAATAAAATCTATGATTTAGAAAAGCACGACGCCTATTACGTGCAAACTCCTAGAATTTCAAGCAAAAGAAACAAATACTAAATATGTTTATTAATGAAAAAATATGTTTTATAGAACAACCAAATGAAAAGTTTGTCTTTGTTGACAAAGATAATGCTACGTTTCAAGAAAAATATCTTATAAGTAATGAAATAAACTTTATTGAAGAAAAAGATGATTTTGATAAACAGTTGAAAATAGCTATACCCGGAGGCGTCCTGTCTAAGTTATTTAAAAACAATATAGTAAATTTTCCAGAGTATAAAAAAGATGCAAGCGTATTGAATAAAGGTGAGTTTATATCTTTTAATGAAAATGCCAAAGATATGAATATTGATTGCATTAATCATTATATTGTAAAAAAAACTATAGGCACTGAATCTTCTGAAGACTTTGACGATTTGTTCCTTTCACCATTTCAAGATCTAGAAAACTTAGAAGTTACAAGAAACTTTAAAGATGTGTATTATCCTAACTACTATAATGCATATTCATCGCAAAGATTTCATAATTCTATTAGCATATTAGGCCAAATAGACGAAGTCAGAGGATCTCTTACTACAACGTCATCTTTGTTAGGAATAGATTCTAACATATGCAATAACGGAGAAGACGCAAGAGGACGACAGATTTTTATTAAAGATGTTATTCAAATTATTGAAGATAACAATACGGATTTATTAAGAAGTGATATTTCGGAGCCTTTCTTAGAAGAAGAAGTTGTTTTTGATAAAAATGCAACACTTGTCAAAAGAAAATTCAAATATGAAGAAATGTTTGCAAATGGAGTCACGTATAGAGTTTTAAAAAATGATGCAGGAAGTTTTTCATACGTACCACTTTTAAGTAGAAATATTGCATATATTTCAGAAGAAAATAATAACATTTTACCGTTTAATGATAGTATAGAAGAAATAAAAACTTTAAAATTGACGTCAGGAATAGATACTGATAACAGTATTCAAATAAACTCTGAATCGATTGCTTTTGCAGGAGAAATTGATTAATGCCAAAAAAAAGAATAAAGTCATCAGGTAATATAACAAAGTCTGGGTTACTAAACTCTTCTTATAAAAAGTTATCAAGAAAAAAAGAGTCGATTGCAGGAAAATATTTTCAAATTAAAACTACTCCCGTACAAAGTGATTTTACAGGTCATGACTACTTCGATGATGCAAACACATATGTTTTTGAAGAAAAAACAGGTGTAAACAATATTTTAGGAGTTACAGTAGTACCATTAGAAAATGATGCTAATAAATTTTATATAACTTCAGACGAAAAAATAAGAGCAGACGGAGTAGTATTAGCAGAATACGAAAATACACTTAACAGTAATTTCTTTGTCAACAATAATCTTATTGATACGCCTAATGAATTATCGCTTCAAACTTTTAATTCTACATTATCAAAAAAAGAAAGAAATCAAATATTTGAAGAGTTAAATGAGAATACAAAACAAGAAGTCTACAAGCCTTTTATAGATAATATTTTAGAAGAAAAATTTTCCAATGAATTTATTTCTAACACATTGTACGATGACGAAAACTACTATTTAGGAGATCAGACGTCTTTCGTTATTGAACTAGACTTTACAAACGAAAGTGACTGTCAACTTGTAAGCACAATGTTGTTGTCTAGAAACAGTGACTTGCCTAATGATGACATTGATTTAATTGACGATAGCACTTCTTTTAATAATCAATTTAATTTTACAGGAAGTAACTCATACTCTATTACTTCTAATTCTTTAACTAATTCATATTGGAATAACAATCTTAAAAGATGGGAGTATAACTTAGATGACAGCGAGTATCACATTAATTCTTTCAAAGCGAATTCAGATATCACGTTTCCTAACTCAATAACCCATAATTACAATGGTACAGTTGATAATACAAATACTATTAATCATCTTTATACGTTTTTAGATAAATTTATAAGTAAATCATTTATTACGCACAGCCCGTATTACGACAGATTCAACTATTTAAAAGATAATACTTTTAATCAAAAGTTTAACAAGTTAACTGAAACTTATGGGTTTCCTTACAATAAAAGATGGAACCCGAACAAAGATCATTTAATATCACTCAAAGATTATATTGCAAGAGAATTCTTGCTTGAGAAAGTAGTATTTGAAGGAAAAATTTCTGCAAAATCTGAAATTCCTGTATATACTGGTAATACAGAAACAGTAAGTACAGAAAATGATTTTAATAATGAAAAATTAATCACATTAAATAAAAGCGAATACAATATTGTTGGTGCTAATTTCTATCTTTTAAAATCCGAGTCTTTAAAAGAAAACGACGAAAAAATAAAACCCCTCTCACCTTACGGATTTAGAGTCAAAAAAGACACAGATACTCAAACAATTAGTCAATATACAGGAGAGATTAACGAATCTTATTTAGATAACAATTTCTCAGATCTGAATAGTCCTTTGAAATTTGATAGATTAAAAGGAGAGTTTACTGAGGTCAATAACGTCATACTTGACATTAACGGAACAGAAGATTCACTGGTTTTTGATTCTATTCAAAGCAGCATAATAACACAGCTGGAAATAGATGAAGAAAATAACAATATTGTCGAAATAGATAATTCTTCGTTTTATTATCTTGAAAATCTTTCTAACAATGAAAGTATTAATACACAAAATAATTCGTATTTAATATACTCTACCCCAAGTAGTGTATTAAATTATAATATTTATAGCAATAGTATTGATAACGAAACTCAATTTAAAAAGAAGTTTACAAAAATAACATCAGAAAAATTAAATTCAAAAAAAGAATTAATTACAGAAAGTAGCATTTTTTTTGGAAAGACTAAGTTAAACTCTGATATTTCTTTTGAAGATTATAATGGTTTAACTGTACTAGACGCAAGTGATGATCTTTTAATTAACGTAGAAGAAAGAAGATTCTCGACATTCAATACATGCTTTTCTAGAGACATAAACAACAACGTATCAGAGTCTAATTTTTCTTGTATTTCTAATTTATTTCAAGGTCAGACGATACCACAAGTCAATATAATCAAAAGATTACTAATTAGTAACAGAGAAATGCTTCAACTTTTCGATGCTGTAGTTCAGGATTACAGCGACATTAGAGATGAAGATAATTCTTTGTATTTTGAGTCTAGTGAATCAAATTTTAGCTTATTTGCTGATCCTGCAACGTATTTGCCTGACTTTATAATCTTTTCCAACGCTTCTGGGGAAGTGATCGATCCTAGCGTAAAAGCACTCTCGCTTTTTAAAACAAATGGAATTAATTTTAGATTTAAACACGAAGAAAGTCTAGATAACACATATACACTCGGTGATATCTTAGTGTATGACGCAGTTAATGATATTAATTATATTAATACAGCGATATTAGGTAATGATGCTTATTGTGCTAAATATCGTCAAATAAGAAATATCACTGAAGATAAAACAGAAATGTCTTTGATAGACTTAGGTCATGAGCCTGGCAATATTGCAGGAAATTTGTTTAATATTTTAAGTACAACAGAAAAACGTAATCTATTCATAAACTTAATTTTATTTGGAATATATTTCTCAAAAATAAATCATTTTGGGTCTCCTATACACTTAATTGAAAAAATTACTTTTACAGGAGAAGAAACCAATTATATGTCGTATGATGTAGAGTTTTTAGATAATACATTTGACGAATCAAAAAAATATATACATGTACCTAACGATTTTACGATTACCAAAGTTGATCTAAATGGAGATATTATCTTCGGAAATAAATTAGGTAGCATATTGTTTGAAAGAACTTTGACAGACTTAGTACAAGACTTTTCTGCTGAATCGATCGATACAACTTCAGAGAACATGTTAATTGACGAAATTTCTATTGTCGAAGGAAATGGAGTTTCAATTAAAAATGACTCAAGGCTACTTAACAATATAAACAACAAAGATGAAAGCGAAACAAATATTGTTTCGAGCAGATCTGGAAAGATTTTATCAAGCGATGTTCGTAAGCCTGAAGATGATATTATCGTAGGAATTAGCAGTTTTTCAAACTTTAACACGACCGCATCACATATTAAATTTCATGATAAAATAAAAATAACGTTATACGGTAAAGAAATCAAAGAAGTCAAGAAAAATGAATCATCTCAGTCTACTAATATTAAAAAAGTATTTGTAGGAAACAATACGCTTCAAAGTATAGAAGAAGGAAAAACAAGTCTCAATAAAGAAAATCTAAGTATATCATCTAACATATACTCAAAAAGTCTTTTGGCAGACAGCATTTTTCCGGGTGCTGTGTCTATTCATCATGACATATTAGGTTTGACAAGAGAAACTTTTAGAAGAGACACAAATGATATTTACAACGGTTTTAACAATAGCGTAAAAATTATTGTTTCAGACAAATTTACTACGGATGATATTGCTAGTTTGCCTCAGAATGTTAGTATTATAAAAGACTGGCATGAAAAATTTTATATTTCAATAAATAAAGAAAAATTTGATGATAAAAGATTTTACTCGGAAGTTCCTAGTGCATTTCCTGTCAATTTATACTATGATGAACAAAGTTATTCGATCAATAATGACTATTTTTATAATAACGTTACAGTTGATCTAGAAAGTGAGTTAGAAAATAGATACGACTTTTTTACAATAAAAGACTTGTTTTTACCTACAGAATCAATAGAAATTACTACAGAAGAAGTTAATAATAATACCGTTGTTGTTGTCAATGACTATTCTACAAGAGGCATTTTGCCTACTTATAATACAAATATCAAATTTGTTCCAGAAGATAATTTATATTCTATAAACTTTGAAAACTATGAAACTATTTTGCCTGAATTCTCTTCGTTACAATTTTTAAAAATACCTGTAGAATTTTATATGCAAAATAGCATGTTTAATTTTAAAAAAAGAAATACACCCTTACTAAGATATCAAAATATTCCGGCATGGTGCATAGTAATAGAGCTAGACAAAGATAGCGCTAGCGAGTTATATAACAAAATGATCTTATGGTTTAAAAAAGGATTTGAAAATATAAACATACCACAAGAATATTTTGATTTCTATAAGATAGGAGAGAATGAAGAATGTGTATTTAAAAAGAACAAGAAGGTATCTATACAAACCATTGAAGACGATGAAATAATTGATAGAGACTTTTATCTTGTTGTCAAGTCAGACAATAAAAAAACAATCCAGATCGTAGTTCCTTTCAGACATTCTGAAATTATTGCGTTAAATGGAGATAATGCGCTTAATGGAAGTGATGCAGAGAACAGCGATGATCATTCATATACTTATAATGTAATCAATTATATTTCTAATAATAACTTTACTGATCTTTCAAATGAAAACCCAAAGATTGCTAGACTTGAAGAACTTATAATTGGAAAATTAGATATTACTAAATTTGTAGATGTAAACGAAGAGAATATTGTATTAAAAGATACTTTTCCGTTTACATTGTTAGAAATGAGAAATAGCGATATTAATTTTGACGATAACATAATAACTACAAATTTTAACATTAAAGAATCTTTATATGAGCTTTCTCATACAGAAGACAAAAAAGATGTAGTATATAACGAATACCAATTTGAAAATATGCCGTTAAACTCTTCAGAATTTATTAAAAATAATAATTTGACTTTGATACAAAAGAATATTTTAACAGATTCAGACTATGCTAGCAAAAAGTCAGTAGAGTTTACAAAGAATGGTTATAATATTGAAATAAAAGATAACGTATATTATTACACGCCTTTTATTTATAAGAAAAGAGGCAATTATTTTGTCAATACTGGAATAAGAGCAATTTTTACAATTAAAAACAATATATACGCGTTTGAAACGTCACATTTGAATTTATTAGGAGTAATTTATAACAATAGAATATTAAATACTGATTATTTGTCTAAGAGTCAGTATTTGATTGGAATTAATGAAAGTGATGTAATTAGAATATATGAAGATGCTAGCGAAAAAGTTTACAATATTAATGACAATATTCAAAAAAATTATTTTGAATTAGACTTTTCTACAACAAATGAAAATGGAAACCAGAAAATTATTTTAATGCCAAAGTCGTACAAGAGAATTGAAATTGTCGATAACAGTTTGACTAGTTTTGGAACGCCAATTGTAAGCAATATACAGAGACCTGAAAATTCTTTAGTTGCGAAATCTTTCTTTTACGGATATAGAAAGACTAGAAAGTTTAAGTATCCAATTGACAAATTTGATGGTTACAGATATGGTGTATTAGAATTGAACCCAGTTGAATTTTCTTATCTTGTCAATAAAAATCATTTTGGTCAGTTTAAAGATTTAAAATACGATACACAGAATTACTCTAGAGTATTATACGGAAAGAACAAAGAGATAATAGAACAGCACTGTGTTGAAAAAGAATATTATGACGAATATTTTAATCAAATTACTAAAGACATAGCTTCAGAAAGAGCTTTATTTGTCGGCACAAACATGGATAAGTATGCAAGGTCGTATTATCCTTTTATAGAATCAAATACTTCAGAAGATAACTCAGATATGCAAAGCTTGTATACTTAAATTAAAGATATGATATATTTAATGTTAAATATAAAATGTGAGAATTAAATATGTCAGGTATATTAGACAAAAAGTCGCGTTTATTTGATTATGTTCTAACTGATAATGGTAGAGAACAAATATCAAGAAGCGAAATCAATTATAAATATGCAACTGTAAGTGATGCTTCTATAGTTTATAATATTGATTTTCAAAAGACAAAAGACAACAAAGTAAAAGTATCTGAATCTGATTTCTTTTATTTTCCTTTTGAGTCATCTATAAGCGGAATTCACAATATTGTTGAAGAAAACAAAATAGAAAAAAGTTATTCATTAAAATATGATTTTAGTTTTTCAGATCAAGATGATTTAACCGATTACATTTCATCTGCAAAGTCTATAATTGATAATAACATTTCTATTTCGAATAAAATTAAAAACAAAAAAATACTTCTGACAAAAAACTACGCCAAGACTGACACTTTGGAGTTTAAGGTCTCAGGCAATTATATTAACGGTGTATTTGACTTCATTAACAATACTAGGTCTTTAAAATATTCGTCTGTTAAAAAAAGCTTTGAAAGTATTCAAAATATTCCAATCTTAGCATTTGACAAAAGGCTGGAGAAAAAAACCAGTTATCTTAAACTAATTCCTCAAAATTCAGACGGTCAGGCTTTATTTCAAGACGAAGACTTTAATGGTTTGGCAGAATACAGACAGCTTTCGAATCTTAATGTAGTTTTAAAAAACTATAACGGTATTGTTGACTTTAAAGACAAATCTGACAGGAGCCAATCTGTAATTGACATTATTAACGAGCTTGAAAAAAACAAGAATATCTTTACAAAAAGCTATGAATTAAAAGATGTTACAGAAAGCGATACATTTCTATTAGAAATGTTTGAAATCAGAAATACAGAGCCACGTAGCGGAGAAATTGAAAAGTTAATGTTTTTAGAATTAGGTGACTTTTATGATAATTCTGACGGGAAATTAAAAAGCGTTTATTTGATCGGGAAAATAAAGCTTTCTAGGAACAACGAAGAAGACATTGACGGCTTTTTTAATGATAGCAAAAATTTAGGTGACTATAACTTTAATTATAATTTAATTGCTAATTATGGCAATTCTAGAGGTACAAATAGAAAAGATTATATTCTATCTTCATATTACTCTTTTTTAAATATGTTTATTTTGGTCGCTGAATAATAGGATTACAATATGAAATTAGATAATACGTTTTTTAAGCAAATAGAATTAAACGATAATTTTATTACTGCGATTAAAAGAGTTGAAAATTCAAACGATGTGTACTTTCTTGTTCGTCTAAAACAAAACTCTAATATTTTTAGCACAATAGAAAAAATTGAAGTTATCGTACAAAACAATAACACGTTTAATACAACGTTTCCAAATAAAGACTTGTCAAACACACAAAACTACAACAGATATTCGACAAATTATTTAAATAATGAATTGCTTCGATATTATTCAGAAAATTTTGAAGGAAAACAAGAAAACGTTAAGTATTCAGAAAACGCCGGAAATAGTAATTCATATTTTAACATCAATAAATCAAATATAAGACTAATTGACGACGAGATATATTTTATATTTTCTAAACAACAGACTAATTTAATAAAAAATCTACAAAGTGGTGGAATAAGAATAATTGTTAAAAAATTAAACAATGAAGCTATTTTTGACTCTAATTTTATTGTTAAAAACTTTGCTTCTATTTATCAAGAACCGATTATTTCTGACGCGTATAACGTTATGGACTTGCTGCTTGAAAATTATATGTTAAGTATTACATCTACATATGATGATCTAGACAATACTATTAGTTTAATTCTACCATCACTTAACATTAGCGACGTACACAATGCTTCTGTTATTTATAAATATATATCAAATAACAATATACCACATCAGAAAATTTATCATGATGTTAGTGTTAATGACGACCTTACAATTCTTTTAATTCAATTAAATGAGTCAACTAATCTTATCGCTAAAAATATATTTCGTGATTATAAAAACGAAGTAAATACATTTAATTTTGAAATAAGTATATCTTTTAATTTGTCTGTAGCATCTGAAGCAGGATCATTTAGCATCGCAAAGTCAATATACAAAGAATATAATCGTAGTTCATCATTTATTTATAAGATTTTCAATACAAACAAAGACAAGTGTGAAACAGAATTATTGTCTTTGGTAACGATTGATTGCGATGCAAGTTTTTCTGAAAATTTTGATTCTTTACGTTTAGAGTTTGATACAAACTTTGCTAACAGCTTTTTTGATGATTTATATATTAGAAGCTTAAAAATAAACAATAAAGACATTTTAAGCTTCTATGTAGATGAAAAACTTAAAATAGTTTACAGCAAATTAGATAGGATTACTCCTTTAAATCAATATTTTAACAGAAATATTGGTAAAACTGTGCTTTATGTTGATGCAAGAAATATTTACGTAATTAAAAACATTAGTCTAGAAATAGGCCATATTAGCACACAAACTTCAAGTAGTCTTGCTACTTCTAGGAACTTTACTTTTGATTTTGACAACAAAGACAAAGCGCGAGGTTTAAATATAGAGAAATTTTTTAAGCTTAGAGAATTTAACCTTGCTATAAAAGACTTGATAGATATTGATATAGTTAAAAATGTTAATTTGAGTCCTGCAAACAATTCAGTGTCAAATATTACAAGTTTAGTTATTAAAAACATTCAAAGTCTTTCTGAACTTGCTGATAGTTTTGGATATAAGAGTGTCATTGGTGAAAATAGCAGCAATATTGTTCGAGAATTTATCAACAATGCTTATATAAACGTTTCATTAAAGACTAGTATTGAAGGTACAACTTTTTATAAAAATTATACGTCGCAAATAAGAAACGAAGGTACTATAATAAATAATAGACTTGTTTTTAGCGAAGAATTTTTAGAAAAAATAAAATCAAATCATTACGAGTCAATACAGTTTTTAAGTAAAAGTAAAAATAAAAGATTTGACTTTCTGAAAGAAAAAAGTAGCCTTAAAAAAGAAGATATAATATCTAAAAATAATTCATTAAATGAAAAAATAAATTTAAAAGAAGACTTAGAGATTAGAATAATACCTGTTCCATACGAAATATCAAAATATAAAAATGTAGGTATTGATGAAAAATACAACATAGTAGATGCTTTTAATGACCTAGAAGAAGTTAATAAAACAAGTTTGTTGTTTTACAATTATGTATTTCAAATTAATCCAAATTTTTCATATGGTAATTTTTTAAAAATAAAAGAATCTTACTTCTCTCCTGAAATTGATGATGGTATTTTTAGAAATTGTATCGTCGAATATATACACAAAAAATATTCTAAACGTCAAGATATCTTTAAAAGAATTAGTCTTTATGACGATAATATTTTTATAGAACTAATAAGAGAACAAGAAATCGATGATGTTATCGATTCAGACGAACGTAAAAAATTCGAGGCTGTCAAGTCAGGATTAATCCAGGACAAATTTCATAACGAAGGAAAATTAGAATTTATAAGATTAGAAAACAATAATACATCTAACGTTGTATCATTAGAAGAAAATTCGTATACAAACTCAATAAAGTCAATAAAAACAAAAGAAAGTAAAAATATTATAAACATAGAAGAGATAGGTGTTTTGTTTAATAACATAAAACTTTCAGCAAATATTCTTGATGAAGTTTCAAATTTCTCTGACATTAAGGCTATTAGTGTAACACTATGTTTAGTTCCTTATCTTTATTCTATAACTACAAAAGAATATTCAGAGTCTCTTTCTAAAAACGATCTAATTTTCTTCGACAACAAAGAAAATAGACTGCTACGGCCTTCTTTCGCATATTACAATAAACATAAAAAAACGTGCGATTATCTTTTTAAGGGTATTAGTGAAAGTGACTTTAAGATTTCTCAAAATAAAAAGTCTCATAATATTGAATTAATTTATGATACAAAGAAAAATAATCATAACTTTTTTATAACAAATCACTATTTGTATCTTAGAGAGTTTTTTGAAATATGTATCAATAACGGATATAATCTTTTAAAAGATATTAAAATTGCATATAATGTATCAGTTCTAAATTTTGACAATGAGTCTTTTAGAAAAGACTATACGACAAGCGTTTTAGAAATCTTGGATGAAAAAATATATACTATAGACAATTTATCATCTATTAGAATTATAAAAAATAACAAAAGCAAGAGTGTTTAAAAATGGCATCTACGTTTAACATACAAAATATCTTTAATACCAACATAACACAAATAAACACACAAGATATAAGAGTAGATGAAAGTGCATTAAATATAAGTTTAGGTGAAATAAGACAAAATATTTCATCAATTTCAGAGTCTGAAATTGAAAATACACAAATCATAGAGTATATAAACAAATTCAATCATTTGTCATCTGATTCTAATCGTTTCGATATTATTTATTACTTGCCTTTTGAGGAAACTTTTTTCTTAGACAACGTGCTAAAGTTTCACAAAAACAATATCGTTGATTTAACTTTTGATAATGTTGAAAATTACTTTGACAGCGTATTGAGAAAAAATAAAAAGTATATCTTGGTTAAAAACAAGATAAAGCAAAAATTACAAAACATAAATGAAATTCAAAACAAACTTGTTGCTGGTCTTCAAGAAAGAAAAAATGTCCTAAACAAAATCAGCTATACAAAAAACATAAAAGACTTAATTTCTAATAACACAAGCACAAAAATTAACCTAATACATAAAAAATATATAGACCTAATAGGCAAAATAAACTATGAAAATAATATTGTTATTTTTGAAGGAAAAAAAGACTTTTTTAGCAAAGACGTATTAGAAACTAATAGTAGACAGTCTTTTTTTATCAACAGACAAAATCTTAAAAAATATTGTTTAATTGATTTCGACTCTAACAACAATAGCATTAACGAAATAGACGAAACTAGCTTGATCACGCAGCTTTTTGTAAATTTCTCTAGAAGTTTATATACATTGATGCCTAACTGTATTTATTATAACACTGATGATGTGACAAACTTTTCTTTTAACTTTGAAAAAAACAACTACTCAAATGTGTTAAGAGAAAATGATAAAGTTAAAGTCTGGGAATATATTTCTGGAAATAGTTTTGACTACGTAAATTTTATTAAAGAAAACAAGCCTATATTAAACAATGATCTAGGATTTATTTCAAATAGAAATAGTATTATTGAAACAAACGGTGAAAATGGATTGTTCTTTAAAATAAAAAATACTGACATGGATATTATAACTAAGCTAAACGAAGAAATGAGTTACGTTAGCAGTGAAGAAAGTTTATACATTGGTTTAGACAAGTTTGTTTCTTTATATAACGCAGAAAACAATGAAACTCATACAATCGATGATGTTTTAGTTGTTAATCATCCTGCAATAGAACTTCATAACTTATTTAATGGTAATTACTATAAAACAAATCTTACTTGCTATAGTCCTGTTAATACTGACTTTGGTTTGGAAATTGTTACGCCCGAGTATGGGATATATTATGAAGCTACATCCAATAATGACGTGATTATAACTGACTTTCGTCAAGACATGCTAGAAGCAGCGGGGTATGATCAATGGATTCGATATGATATAGATCCAACTTCTGAAAAATATATAAAAAATCGATTTCTAGATCAAAACGCAGACAACTCTTTAGTTAATAAACCTTTTGAACAAATATTTGTAAACAAAAAGCCTTTTTATAAAGTTGTAGATGAAAGAGAAATATTAGGAAACAATCTTTTAGATGGGAATAAAAACAATGTTAAATTCCAATTTAATAATTCATTATTAAACTTAAACAATAAAAGCCTTGATCTTAATAAATTTATAGTTAAAGTTGACTCTTTAATAAAAAAAATCAAAAATGTAAATTTAGATAGACTAGATTTTGATAGATCAGTAGTTGATGAAATTATCTTGAACATTAAAAATTCTATACATAAGAATAATATTTTGTCTTTTACAGAAAAAAATGATAGTCAGCTAAGTTTGACAAACAAAGACAGCAAGCTATTTAAAATGATGTTTTCTAAAAGTGAAGACGAAGACTCAGACTACACGTCAAATTTTTCATTAAACACAGACATTAAAAATCATGGAAAAACTTTTAAAAATATATTAAGAAACAATACTCTTACGGACAACACGTCGCAAATTGATGAATTTTTAAAGTTTATGTCAAATTATTTTATTGATAATTGTTATCTGACAGCTAGCTATTTTCTTAATACTATACATAATGACATTATTAAATATACGTCAAACATTGACATAAATACGTATGAAATATCAGACTTTTTAACGTCAAGTCTTCTTTTTAATTATTTTCAAAAAAACATAAATGGAGACGAGAATAGTAACGAAATAAAGAGAGTAATTGCAAAAAGATTTATAAAAAATGCAATAAAAAATGATACAAATACATTAAATAGCTTAAAAAATAGCAAACTTAATGAATTCACTTATAATAACAAACTATTTGAAAGTAATGAATATACTACAGCTAGTGACATAGAAAAAGTAATAAAAAATCATAAAAAGTCATCTCAAGCTTTAACGTTAATATCCGAGTCTGTCTTTTCTAAGGATAATATTGACAGCCTTTCAAAGAAATATAACTTTAGCAAAGTATTTATCTTTACAACACAAGACGCTAAAGATAAATACTTTGACAAGATTCAAAAAGAATTAGGTCTGAGTGTAGAAACTCCTTACGGTGACCTTGAAAGTCTAAGAAAAATATATGAAGATAATAAAGTTACAACTTTGTCTTTTGAGTCTATTACGATAGACTGCGTATTACCTTTTGTACATTTTTTAGACACAAATGTAATATCAAATAAAGTCTTAAATGAAATTTATAACTACAATATATTTTTAATTAAAAATGACAGTTACACAGTTGACGAAAATACGGAGTCTGCTTCTTTTACTTCTAATAGAATTATTCTAGAAGATAGAATAGCTTTTCATTTGTATGTAGGAAAAAATGGAAGCGATCAAAGTTTAGTTTTAAAAAATACAAAAGGAAAGTTAGATGACGATAGAGATGTACAGGATGTAAAAAACATACAACATATTTTTGTGAAAGACAAGTTTGATGACTTGTGTGATCGAGAAGATGATATTTTGTACTCAATAACAAAAAAAATTCAAATGCTGTTAAGAACGCATGTAAAAGAATATTCAAAAAAACTAATCAAGACTGAGCAGGATATTGACAATTTAATCTTTGAAAACGATGACATTATTAACGACGTTATTGAAATAATTGACATATACTCTTTATATTATGACAATGTACTTGAGAGACTGAATACACGGTTTAATCTTAAAAGATTTTCACAATATTCTGACTATTTAAATTTTGAAAATTTAAGAAATGATTTATACGCAAAATTCTTTGATGAAAACCCAGAAATCAAAGATACATATATAATTGATGCGTTTAAGCTTCGAAACAATAGTAGAAGTCTTAGCCAAATTTTAAACGATGAATCTTTAAACGAATTAAGATTTAATATTGACTCTAGGGAAATTGTAGGTGACTACATTAAGTTACACGAAAAATTTTACAATGACTTTGATAGTTTTGATGAAGAAAAAATAGAAATATCAAACATTACTAATGAATTTTTTGAATCAAGTATGATTGACATAAGCAACATACAGACAAATATTAGCAATATATCTTTAGGGGCTAGTAATCCTGTTTTAAGTTTAAGTGATACTATTGTTAGCGAAAGTCCTGCAATCAATAGTATATTTTTAAATGACAATATCGATACAAAAAATGATTTATTTTTAAGCAAAATTGAATTGTGCTTAAAGACATTAGTAAAGTCAGAAGTATTTCAAGTTTTAAATTTTGATCTTTTAAGAGCATTTCTATTAAGTTTGTCAGAAGTTGAAGATTTCGAAGACGAGATATTTAATCAAAATTTAAGTGATGTTTCAAGTTATTTAAATACTAACAGTAATGACTTTTTTGATAAGATTAATAATGTATATTTTCAAAATCTAATTATAAAGTACTTAAATAGAGAAAAAATTGTATGTAATGCAATTAACGAAAACGTATACTTGAATATTGATAATGAAAATATTGAAGAATACTTTGAAGAAAATAGAGTTTTTGACTTTTATAAAAATACACAAAAAATAATAGACAAAACAAATATTAACAAAAGAGACATATACGCAATTAATATAAGTTATGATAATATTAAAAATCTTGAAGAGAATGCGTTAATAAAAGTAACAATAACGCCTAGAGATATTTACAACAATAATAAAATTTATCTTCCAAAGACAAAAATATTTAGCTTAAATATGTCAAATTTAAATACAAAATTAGCACAGTTTGAAGATAGTGAGGTTGTTATATTTGAAAAAAACTTAGAAGATAGGTTTTCTAGTTTAAGATTTGTAAATGAAAGAGATAATTTTACTAGAATAAAAGACAAAATTTATTCTTTAAAAGAAAACTATTTTAGAGGAGAACATAATGATTTTGATATATTCGTTAATTTTTCTGTTTCTGACATTTTTAATAATCATAAAAAATCATTTACGTTAAATGAAACTATGGATTTAATTAAAGATATTAGTATATATGACGATAAATTTGTAGATACTACGCTAGTAAATGAGATTATGTCAGGTGTTTCTGAAGATGACATGCTTGACATATTTAATATGACCGTATCAGAATTCAATTCACAAATTAACAACGTCAACTTTAGTAATATCAATATGCTTGGAAAAAGTATTACTAGTTTAATGTCAAGCATGACAAGTTTTAATACAGAAGAATACGACCGATATATTTTTGATGTAAATTTAGAAAAACTACCGTTTTATGTTAAAAGTTCTTCAGAACTAAGCATCTTTGAAGAGTATACACTTACTGAAGAGGATAGGCGAGGCCTTTATTTTGAGAAATTTAATATTCAAAATATGTCAAATTTAAAATTTTACATAGATACTTTTGACCCAGACAAGAAAAATTTAAACTATAGTATAAAGATAGAGGCAATATAAAATGAATAATTCTTATTTTTTCAATTTACCTGCTCATAAAAACAAAACAAATATAGCCTACACATATAATTTTTATGAAGAAAACGAAACCTCAAGAGAAGAAAACATAATAAAAAGTTCCGATTCTTTAAATTCTAGCTTTGTAAATATATCTATTAATTACTTTGAAAACTTAACTGAAGAAAAAATAGCTTTTCTAACAAACACTGATCTTGAGGGTATTTATGATTTATTAAACACTAATGGAGACGAAAATTACTATAACTTTATAAAAGAATATCAATATGACTATGAAAAAGTTAAATTGATAAAAAATAGCGGAGATTTGAAAAAAATAATTCGTGAAAGTTTAGATACTTCTGAAGGCGGTCTTACTATTTCAGACGACTTTATAAAAGACATATCATTAAGTAGCACTGCTTTTATAAACAACAAGTTTTCTGGCTTAATATTTGAAAATATTCAAAACAGCGTTTTTGGCAATTCTTTTGATTTGGAGAAAACAAGAGAAAACGACAACAATAAGATAGAAAAAGAAAACATTACAAATAATATAAGCAACTTTACTTTAGGCTTAGTACCGTTTAAGCAAACATCTTCTTACACAAACACTAAAAAGTCTATTACAAATATAGGTTTTTTAGTAGAAAAACATTTGAGTGGAAGAAAGATATCTTCAAAATTTTTTCTAAATGAAATACTAACAGCGAGAGAAGATCCTGCAAGAAATAATGCAAAAAAAACTATTGTCAAAGACTATCATGTTAATTATGGAAAAGATTACAAATATATAATTTATCCTGTGTTTTATGGAGTTTGTTGCAAAGAGAATGATTATCACATCAACAATCATTTTTTAATATGTGGCAAACCAAGCATTGAAAGAATAATATGTGAAGAGAAAGAAAGACCAGCTGCACCTCAGTCATTAAGGTTAAAATACTATGATAAAAAAGATGCTCTAATTGTATCATGGAGCAAACCAGAAAACATTCAAAATGACATTAAAGGTTATCATATTTATAGAAGAAAAAGTTTAACAGAACCATATCAGATGATTGGTGTCATTGACTTTAGTGTTGATACAGACTTTTACACGCCGTCAAATGATGAAAGAATTAGTAGTAATATTATTCAAAGATTCAAGAAAAACATTATGAAATTTGAAGATAAAACATTCTCAAAAAATGAAGTTAATATATACGCTGTTGTAGCTTTTGATGCGCATGGTATGTTTTCGAATTATTCAGACCAAATTTCAGTCTTGTTTAATAACGTTAAAAAAAGTTTAATGATTGATTTAATTTCTTTGAAAGGTGCACCGTTGCACCTTCCTAATCTTTTTGTTTTAAAAAATACAAAGTTTTTTAACAATTATGATAAAATTGAAACAATATTACCTATAGCAAAGAATAAAACAAAATTAACTTTAATGGTTGCACCTGATTTTGTTTCATTTAAAAATTTGGATAGCAGTATTGAAAGTACTTTAAAAGAAAATTATATATTTAAAGTATTTAAACTGGAAAATCATTCAGAATTTGTAGACGAAATTAAGATAAAAAATTTTACTAGTTGATATTTATAAAGTAAATTAGAAAGGTCTTTAAACTTTATGGGATTTTTAAATCACGCGACAAATAACGTCATAATTGATGCAGTATTGACAGAACGGGGTAGGGAACTTATAGCTAATGAGTCATTTGAGGTAACTTCGTTTGCATTCGGTGATGACGAAGTCGACTATTCTTTGATTCAAAAATATGGTTTAGTCATTGGTAAAGAAAAGATAGAAAAAAATACGCCTATTTTTGAAGCAAACCCTAATGAAAACATTGCCTTAAAACATCCGCTTATTACCTTTATTAATCCAATAACAAATCTTAGTAGCATTCCAAAGTTAATTTGGAGAAATGCTAGTGAAGGTCAGACGGCTATTACATTGTCAAGTAGCAGCAGTCAGACTTCTACTAACGTGGCAATCGAAGAAACTGTTACAATTAACAATTATGTTGCAAATTTGACAATAGGCTCTATTCTAGACGAAGATATTACTGACGGGTCTTTTTTAGTAAAAGTTCATGACTCTTTAATTAAATTAAAAGATAGAGACTATCTAGACTTAGATATAAACAATGTTGCAACTTATAGTATTAATACTCAAACTGCTGAGAATAAACAGTGGGACAATCAAGTTTCAGGAAGTTTTACAATATACTCTTACAATATAGTTTCTTCTAGTAGTTTTACAAAATATGGTTCTATACTGAGTCCTAATTCAATTAACACTTCTATTCAAATAATAGGAAAATCTTCTGGGGCGACGCTTATCATTCCAGTCACAATTAACAGAAACGTTTAAAGAGGGAAAAAATAAAAATGGCAAATATAGTTTCAGGATCATTTATAGGTATTGATCAAAATAGCAGTACTACACCAGAAAAATCGTATGTTAGACAATTTGTAGATATTTTACAAACTGACATTGAAGGAACTAATAACACCCGTAAAAAATATGAAGTATTTGTAACAGGAGGAGTTGATCAAAGTCCTGTAAGAAGTTCTCTGTTTCAGACTGTTTATGATCAAGACTTTACTTTAAGCACTTCAAACCCACTTTTAGACATAACATTAGGCACATTCTCTGAAGATATTACTACTACAGACGTTGACGGTAATGTTACTATTAATCCTAGAGTTTGTGGTGTTGACTTTGTATATGACGCATCAGGAAAGATATCTGGATTCTCTAATTCTAATAACGAACTCATGATAAGAGAAAAAGTAAATATTTATCGACAATATGCACAGACATTGTTAGGAGACTCTACATCTAGTTTTGTTGCTCCCCATGGAGAATCAGTTTCAAATTCTTCTGCTAAAAGAATAAATGCAGCTTTGTTTATCAATATTAAACGTCTTTTCACCAGAGATAATATATTTAAAGGTTCATTTAATATTCGACTTTATAAAAACGGTTCTTATCTTTTAAATGATTTTGTTGATGAAGAAAACGAAGTGCATGGTGAAAGTACAGTCAACCTAGATGTTAATCCAACAATAAACGCTGGTGACTCAAATGAGTTTGTTGTAATTTCTGACTCTTTAGCATCAACAAATTTAAGCGTTTCGCCAGTTGCGGGAGAAGTTTCAACTTTAACGCTTGGAGAAGAATACGTTGGATTAATCTATTATGACAAAGGAATAGTAGTCTTAGATGTTGAAAAAGTTTTTAATGGGAATCAAATTCTAAGAGGAATTGTTGACTCTAACAGTACTGCAGCAGTAACTGCTAAGGAAGGTCCTTGGTATGCAAAAGTAGGTAATCAGTATTACGAAAATATTTATACAACCCAAGCAGCAGCAGAAGATGCTGATACAAATAGCGCATTTTTTACATTGAGCGCAAATAATGATTTAAACCTAGGATTAGATCCTGACAGAAATGTTTTTATTCCTCAGGAAGAATTTGCTGATGCAGCTGCTGCTCTGAAAGATGCCTTAACTGTTAAACAGCCTTTATTGGACTTAGATGGAAATTTTTATTCTAGTGAAGAAGTAGTAGAAGCAAATGAAGGTTTTGAATTATTTAATGGACCGCTTTATCCAGACTTTGTATTAAAAACTTCTATCGACGACTTTCTAGATCATGTATGCGCTACAAGATTTGGTGATCAAGTAGAATCAGCTATTACTTTTAGAAATGAAACTGTTATTAACTCAAGATTGATATTCTGTAGAGCAGCACCTTCACAACTTAACTACTCTACAAATCCTAGTTATACAGATGAAGAAGGAAGCATTATTGCTTCGGTTGATGGTGTTCCTTTTTCATATATGACGACTGTTGGATTATATGACAGCGCAGGATCTTTAGTAGCTGTAGCTAAAACTTCTAGACCTATTGAAAAAAATAGAGAAACTGATCTTAGTATACGAATTAGACTAGACTTCTAAGGCATAACATGACTTTTATTCCTTTAAACAGAAATAATTTTGTTAAAAATAAAATAAAAGGTGTCGTAAATACAAAATACGACAAGAAAGATTCTAATACTTTTATTTATAGCAGTGAAGTCGATACAAAATCATTAATGTTTAACAAGAATGATTATTCTACAAAAATAAAATTTGAAGATTTAAACTTAGATCTAAATAATCAAAGTCATGTTACTGGATTTAATAAATTAATATTTTTT